ACAAGCCCTTTGAGGATATTCAAGTAAAGATTCCCTATGCCACCGGCATGGACGAGTTTTCGGGACTGTTTGACCTTTTGGAATCACGCAAGTTGATTACCAAGGAAGGCAACCGTTATACATATGTGGACCTTGCAGGCAAGGAACATAAGTATTACCGCAAGGAATACAACGCCAACATTGACGGCATCCTGGACATTGTCATGCGTGAATTCGCAGACAAGGAACGGACTCTGGCTGTGCAAGGTGAGGCAATTGTGCAATCCGAAGCGTCAGACATCACGGAGGAATAACATGCAGGCTGGTATGGTTTTGGAATTATGGGATCTGTTGCAGGAATATATCCCTGCAAACAAAAAGCCACAAGCAGCACAAGACATTGTGCAGGTGTTTGTGGAACAGGGAGCAGATCTGCGCTGGTTTGATGAGATTTTGGGAGAGGACGATGTCCTTGACACTGCCATCAACACGGCTCTTGAGCTCGAGGAAGAGCCTGAAGATGACTCTGAGTGGGAGGAGTAATCCCGCTTGTGGTATAGCAGGGTTGTCAGGGACATGGCTGCACTGACTCCGGCGTTGGACTATTACAATGCCGAGTTAGACGCAGCACAATCGGAGACCAGAATCTCAGGAAGCTTGGAAAAGAATGCTCAGGATTTGCCGGGTCACACCACCCACAGATTCACACAGTTGCAAGACGTAGAGAGCATTCTCAAGCATCTCAATGTAAAATATGACAAGATGCGTAGTGAACTATATAGAAAGTATGTGGAACACTACAACCGAGATCTCACTGATCGCGCCATCGAGAAATATCTCGATGGCGAACAGCCCTTGTATGACATGCACGGGTTAATAGGTGAAGTTGCTCATGTGCGAAATGGTTATTTGGGTCTGATGAAAGGTCTGGAAACAAAAAACTGGCAGATCAGCAACATCATCAAATTGAGAATAATTGGACTGGAAAATTCTCAACTGGACTGAGCGTAACGAGGGTTGTCTGGAGCACTGCGGAACTTGGGATTGACCATTTTGGCCATTTGTCCACCAGGCAGCGCCCAAACATAACCTTCGCCGCCGGGCTCATCGTGAGTAAATGCACGAATTCCAAATTTGCTGTAAAGATCCTCACCGTGGGTTTTTTGAAGGTTGTTGTGGACTTCATGCTTGATGTCCAACACCATATCAAATGCTTGCCAAAATTGTTTCCACTCGATTCCTTTGGCAATGCCGCTCTGATCCAATATACCCAATTGATTGGCACTTAGCTTGCTGTTGGGCAACCAATCCTCCCACGACACTGACTTTTTGGCACGTTGCACTGCATACTTGTAGAGTATGTCAGGAAATGTGGTCATCTTGGGTGCTGTGAAGTTGGCCACCGCATCTATACCAGCTTGGTTCCTTTTGATAAACTGTGCAGCTTGATTGATTTTTTTAACATCCGCTGAAACAGGCACTGTGGGATGCTGTGTGGGCAGAACGATCAACTTGGGTGTGCGGTTAAATGCTTGCACAACACTGTCAGGCACCACGTAGATGTTGCCAGTGGGAGTTTCGCCAAACTGGTCTATCTTGCCATGTACTGTGACAAACACTTCTGCTGTGGCCATCTTGCCGGCAAATCCATCAGGATTAACCACATACTTGACCTTGTTGGGTGTAAATTCATAATTACCTTGGCTGTCCCGATCTGGTCGGCTGGTGAACATCAAATCGCCATTGAGATAGCCACGAAAGTTCGCAGGAGTTGCAGCTTCAAATATATCCCACAACTTGCGATAACCACTTGCCATTTGCTCTCTGCCTGCGCGGAATTCTTCCTCGGCTTGGCCCGGGCGTGGTTTGCCCGTTTGCATGATTTCCTGTGAAAGTTGTTGCTTGGTCAAGGGGGTCTTTTTGGTCCATTGGTTGAGCGGAGCAAACAAAAACTCTGCCTGCTCGTTCCTGCCCCAGAATACTGAAGCCACGCCGTCCCATTTGACATTCATCTGTGCAGGGTTGCTGGCAGCGGCCGCCAATCCCTGGACTGCCACCAGACCTCCCTCAGCCCCGGGTTTGGCCCCCTCTTCTTCACTGCCAAATATTAAAAAATCTTCGCAGTGTTGATATTCCCGCCCTTTGGCCTCTTGAATCACACGGCGGCTGGCTTGGATGACTTCTGAGATTCGCATTAACTGGGCTCCTGGGTTGATGTGATATTTATTATTTGTTTGAGGTTGGCGATTGGTGGCAGTATAATATAATATGTCAGAAACAATCGCACGAATACTCATCGAAGATGAAGTCAACATCCACATCACTGGAGCAGATCTCAACGCCCGCCGCAAATTGGTAAATGCTGTGAAATTCTTCTTGCCCCATGCACGATACAGCCCAGCCTTCAAGCTGGGACGTTGGGATGGCACAACCAGTTTCTGCACACTGGGAGGCAAAACATATCTCAACATGCTGGACAAGTTGTTGCCTGTCCTGGTGGAACATGGTTATGAGATTGTAATTGACGACCAACGTGTGAGGCACGAGTTTGATTTTGCTGAGATAGATGAAAATTACTTGAGCGGCATTGTGTGGCCTCTGGGACACAGAGCGGCTGGTCAGCCCATCATTTTGCGTGACTACCAAGTGGATCTCATCAACACCTGTTTGTGCAACATGCAGGGCATCATCATTGCTCCCACATCAGCAGGAAAAACCATCGTGACAGCCAGTTTGAGTCGCTTGGTTCAAGACCTGGGGCGCAGTGTTGTTATTGTTCCCAACAAGAACTTGGTTCAGCAAACTGAAGAAGATTATCGCAATGTGGGTCTTGACGTGGGTGTGTTGTATGGGGATCGCAAGGAATACAATCGCAAACACACCATCTGCACCTGGCAAAGCCTCAACGTATTGGATAAAAAAAGCAAAGATGCACTGGATGATGATCAGCTTGCAGAGTTTTTGAATGGGTTGGTGGCTGTTATTGTGGATGAAGTACATGCTGTAAAGGATTTAGGAGTGCTTCACAGACTTCTCAGCACAACCTTTGCCAACATACCCATTCGCTGGGGCATGACTGGCACAGTGCCCGAAGCCGAATATAATCAAATGAGCCTCTACAGTGTGATTGGTCCGCTGGTGGGAGAACTGGAAGCCAAGGACTTGCAGGATGCCGGACACTTGGCACAGTGCAACGTCAACTGTCTGCAAACACAAGAGACTCAGGTCTACAAAGACTACCAGTCCGAGCTCAAGTTCCTGCTCAACAACACAGATCGACTTGCCTGGATGGCCCAGCGTATTCAAGAGATTGCGCTGACAGGCAACACTCTGGTGTTGATTGATCGCATTGCCACTGGCAAGGCACTCATTGACCTCATACCCGGCAGCAACTTCATCAGCGGCGAGATGAAGAGCACAGAGCGCAAAGAACACTACAAAGAAATCAATCTTGCTGACAATGCTGTGATGATCGCCACATATGGCACCACAAGCACAGGGATTTCCATCAATCGCATCTTCAACTTGGTGTTGGTGGAACCTGGCAAGAGTTTTGTGAGAGTTATCCAAAGCATTGGTCGTGGACTGCGAAAAGCCGACGATAAAGAGGCTGTTGACGTGTTCGATATCAGCAGCACCTGCAAATTCAGCAAACGGCACCTAACAAAACGTGTTCAACATTATAAAAAAGTGCAATATCCCTATGTTTTGAACAAGGTAACTTACTAACCGGCTTGTTTTGCCGGTAAATACCTGGTGAAAATACTTAATAGTGAAAACTCCTGCTTCAATATCAATCACATGCCAGATAGTGGTGTGGATGTGAACTATTGTGTGCTGGATTACAGTGATCAGCATAACATTGATTACTACTGGCACCCATTGATATTCCTGGAAAGCTTTGTTAGTCCCAGCGTGGATTTACAGATTGGACCCTACAGCGTGCAAATGCCCCTGGATTGGCATCTGGTGATAGGAGATCCAGAAATTGGAGATCTGGAAGTTGTCAGCTTGTTATATCTCATGGACAAGGACTTCCAAGCTTTCTGCTTCAATCCCTTGACTGGCTACATACCCGTTTTTCACACTGTGTATTTTCTCAATGCATGGCCTGATGTGAAATGGTATAGTCCCAAGATGCGCACAGCAAATATCTTGGCTGTGCCCCTGCAGGACGGCGCCAATCCGCCCTGTGCATTTTTCGTCAAAGATTTGGCCAAAATCCCTGACGTTTTGGATATCAAGCATCTGTTCTGATAACAAACACCCGGCAACTTGCGTTGCCGGGTGTTGTTGAGTCTGCGCTTGCCTAACAAGGCACAAGCGGAGTTATGAGCTCTGGATGGTTGCTTGTCCAGGGCCTGTTAGTGTAGTCTGATCCAAATTGTAGGCATATTCATTGCCATTGAAATCTTTCACAGTGTTGTTGTAAATCACTTCGGCATATACTGGGCTTGTGATGGGCTGCACGGTGGCTGTGGGGACACTTGTATAATTGCCACCGGCTGTCACTGTGGTTGCTGTCAGATTGCCGTTTGTCAGTGTTGCTGTTGCTGCGGCTGCACCGCTGGCAAATACCACATTCACTGCGTCGTAAGCGCTGCCTGCTGCTGTGATACGCAAGGTATTAACTTGCCATGTTGCATTGACTTTGGCTCCTGTTCCGCCATACTGACTGGTGGCAGTTGCCATGGGATTGGCTGGGATTGTGGGTTTGTCACCAATAACTGCCCCCACTGAGAAAGCATTCACAGCAAATTGCAGATCCAATGTGGCATATGAACCGCCATTTATTATGACGTCAGGAGCCATGTTGCCGGCCAGACCATTGACTCCGGGCAGGTTGTAGTTGGTAAACACACCAGGGTTGACAATACTGACTGTTGCAATATTCCCCGCGGTGACTGTTGCCACACGAATATTGGCTGGTGTTGACCAATCAACGCTGTTAAAGATCAAATAACTGTTGACAACAAATCCTCCTGTTGTTCCAGGGTTGTTGACTCGAACGTTGCCCACTTTGGTATTGGCGACTATCACAGTGGCAGCAGTTCCTGTTCCGCCTGCAACAACCAAAGTTTCTCCCACTTTGTAGTTGTTGCCAATGGCACCAGCGCCAGAGGCGTTCAATGCAACAGTGTAAATTCCCACGTTGGCTGTGACAGTTGCGCCGCTGCCATGAGCGCCCCATGGTGTAACTAAAACATTAGCTTGACCTGGTGCTGATACTGCTCCGTTTACCAAACTTACCAAATCACTGGCAGTGGTTGAAGGGCTGGCCATGATATACTTGCCAGTGCCTTTTTGTGACACAATATATGCGTCAGTGAAAACCTGTGCATTGCCAGGAATAATAGCTGTGGCGGTAATTTGATTGCCACTGGCAGTTGGATTGCCAATTTTACTCTTTTTAATCGGGCGTCCCATTTGTTTCTCCTTTGCCTTTTTCAGGCTACGCGGTGGTTTCCGCATAATGTG